ACGGTTACGGACAAGTTTACGAACTGCTTTGCGTAAAAGGTCGTAAGATACTTTAGAGTCTTCATCTACAGTTACTAAACTAGTAGCAGTACCGCCGTACATAACGGTTGGAGTTGCTAGCATGTCCAGCTGACACAAATCTTCCATACGTGAATTAGCTAATTCGCCTAACTCTTCACGATAACGTACTTGCATAGTGTCTTCAGAAAACAGCTCTACTTCGTCACTATACGCAATCATTTCACCATAACGAGCTAGTGAAGTTTCCATTGTGATTTTTTCTAAAGTACGCTGGTTTACTGCACCTGCACCTTCAGCTAAAGCAGAAGCGGCTAAAGAAGCACTTACTTCATCTGCTGTACGTAAAGTAAGGAAGCCTTTTTCGCCAAATTCAGCGTCATCAGGTTTTCTATCGTACATATGTAAAAATTTTGAAATTTTAAACGTTTTACCCATTTTAGTAGGCATTGATTTTTTATCAGCAAATTGACCGTAAACATTAACTCGGTTTGCTGCTTTTACGCCAGCACGATCATAATAATGAATAATCGTGTTAGCACCTTGAGAACTATTAGTTCCGTTACCGTATACTTGAGTAGCCATGATAAGCTTCCTTAAAAATTATAGAGACACTCTGCCTCAAAAGATGATTATGAATTTTGCAAATTTTTGTACCACTCGTCATAGTCTTCATCAGACCCGTCTAAGTAGTCTACTATTCCACGTTTAGTTGCAGCAGCCTTACTAGGAGCAGCAGCTTTACGTTTTGCAGAAGCCTCTTTTACAGCAGTTCGCTTTTTAGATGTTGCTTTAACTTCTTCTAACTTAGCTTTTTTAGCTTTGTCAGATTCTTGTTCGCTTTCTCTAAACAGCTTTTGCTTATTATAAGCTTCTAACTTAGCAGTTTTGTTGAAGTACTCTTTTGCAGCTTCTTCGTAGTACTCTATGTCAGAACGTTTTGCACCATCAAATACTTTTAACTTTTCGGCTACAGGTTGTAATTTGCCGTACATACCGCTTTTAACATCAGCATGTAAAAGTCTAATCATATCAGGCTTGTCACTAATGACTCCCCAAGATGTTTCATCCCATTCTTTTTCTAAAATACTCTTAGTTGTTGCATATTCAGTATCTTTACTGATGTCTTCAACAATATCTTTTATGGCTAAACTTTTTTCGTCTCTGCCATAATCTTTAGCTACATATTTGCTTTCTTCATCCATATCAATATCGAGGGTATCAGTACCTGTTCGTCTTAATACTTCTGTAATAGCATTTTTGTCGCCCTTCAGTACGTCAATCATTAAACTTACGTCATCATGATTTAGTTTAGCGTGTTCAATAGCATCAATTGTTTTACGCCAAGGTTTGATAGCTTGCATCTTCTTGGTGTAATTCATCGCTTGACCAAAAATTTTAGGGAACTGATCTACAATCTCTTCACTAGAAAATTCATAGTCTTTACCATCTGCACGAAACTTATATGACTCTACTGGTTGCTCTTCATCTTTTTCATCAGTTGCTTCTTCAGAACTATCATCTTCATTTTCTTCTGATTCCTCTTCGGGATTGTCAGATTCATTTTCAGATTCGTCTTCCTTATCAGCTTCGTCAGCATTTTCTTCGGAGCTATCTTCTTCAGACTCAGATTCCTCTTCAGGTTCATCTTCATCTGTTTCTTTACTAGTTTCTTTTTCATCTAATGTTTCATCTTCAGAAAAGTCTTCTTCTTTTTCTTCACTAGATTCTAAATCTGTTTCAGGGGAATCTTCTTCTGCTAATGCTTCTTTATAAGCAGCTTCTAATTCTTCATCTGATAAATCCCATAATTCGTTTTCGTTACTCATAAGCTACTCCTACTCTTCGTCTTCAGTAGGAATATTTCCAAGATTATCCACCATTATAAAAAAATCTTCTAAACTTGATATGGCGATTAAATCTTCCATTACAGCACTTCGCTGTCCAGAGTTAACTACATGATCTTGAGCTAGCATACTAGTCAAATCTACTGCTCTATCTTTTAAGTACCCTTGAAGGATTACTTTTTGAAAAAGCTTGTTCTGTTTTAAGGCTTCTAAGTCGTTATACATAGTTACCCAATACTGATTACTTGTTGTTTCTAGTTCTTGCTCTGTAAGGTTATTCATTAATGAATCCTTGTTAAGTTAAAGTTATAGTACGTATTATTTTTTGATTATATACTACCTTAGTTTAAAAATGCAAATTACTGTGGTCAAATACACTAAAAACTAGTGACTATTACTACCATTTTGTTTTATTGCTCCAGTATAGCGCACTAAATTTCGTTAAATTTTTTGAATCTACTTTGTGTCTAGCTTTAAAAGATTTACGTCTTGCAGCGTCTTTAGCAGATTCTCCTTTCTTTTTAGGAGAGCCAGACACACCTTGCTGACCAAACCTAATTATTTTTTGTACACCTTTTTCACAAGCTTTAACTACATGAGATTTAGTTTTATGGCTAGGTGTTTTTTTAGGCGTGTTACACGCTAAAGATTCTGCTAAACCTGCCATAAACTATCCCATCATACTTTGAGCTAAACCTCTTCCCATATTTTGGGCAGGAGCTTGTTGAGCTTGACCACCTTCTTGGGCTGCCATTTGTTGTTCTATCATTTCTATGGCTTGCATAATCATTTCAGGAGGTACTCCTTCTTGAATAAGCTGTTCAGGATCTGCTCCTTCTAAAAGAAGCTGAACAATTTGCTCAATAGCAGCCATTTGACTGTCTTGAGGTGCTTGTTTTTGTGCTAAATTACCTGCTAAACCTTCCATCATTTTACTGTCCTCTCTGTCTCATTCTGTTAAATTCTTCTTTATTATTTTCTTCAAACAGCATTTTATCAATACCGTTTTTCTGTTCTCTAATGCTTTGATCGTTAGTAGCAAAACCTTTTTTCAAAGCTCTTATAAGATCTTCTCTATTTGCTGGAGCATTATTATAATAATCTACATCTGGTCTTATATCAGTATCAGAAATTTTATTAGGATCTCTACTTAAAAAAGCTATATCGTTAAAATCTAAAGGTTCGTCATCTCTAACCAACCTATCAAATTCTTTTTCTAACTCTACAGGATTTCTGTTTCTAGCAACTGTTCTAACATCGTCTAAAGTTAAAGGGTAGCTATCTGCTTTGTTTGTTAAACTATTTACTCCTTTAGCCCATTGCTGGTCAAGACCAAAAGCATTTTGAGCAGCTGTTATTTCTGCTAATCGGGCTTCTACTGCACTTAAAGCAGAATTAGCTCCTTCTTCTCTTCCCATACCCATTAGCCTGTTTTTATTGTCTTCTGCTCTTATAGCGGCTAGTTCCCTAGAGTCTGCTTCATCTTGTTTTCTTTTTTGTAACTGCTCAATTAAACTCATCTTATAACTCCAATATTAGTATCACCAGCTAGTTTTTGTTCCATCATTTGAGCCATATTAATTTTATGTTTTAATATTTCAAGCTCTTTTTGACGCATGTGTATTAATTCGTCCATTTCTAATTTGTTTAAATTATCAACATTTTCGTCTTGCTTTAAAAACTGTAAGTCTATCATATCAGCGTCGCTGGTAAGTTTACGAGCTTTAGCAGCTTCTACAGCAGCTTTATTAGTTTTTAATTGCGCGTCTATTCCGTTTTCTTTAGCTCTTGCATATTTATCTGCAATCTCAGCTTTTATTTTTTCGTTTTCTAGTTTAGCATTTTCTAATTTTAGCTGCCTTATTTCTTGTTCAGCAGGATCTGGTGTTGGCTCATACTCTCTCATTCTTTTTGCTTGATCTGGCATTCTCATAAGCTCCATTATATCTGCCATAATCTGACGTCTTATAGCTGGATCTTCTGACGGACCTAATGTTTGCAGTAAAAAAGACAATTCTTGAGATTTAGCAGCGTTATCTTCTGCAGTAGATATTGTAATATCTAAGTCTATTCTGCCTTCTAAATCGTCTTTTCTTATAGGTACAAAAGTATCATTTGTTATTCTTACTATTTCTTCATCTTCTAAAAACTCAGAATTGTAAGCCATCCACTTACGAATAAGAGGTTTAATAAGGTTTTCTGCTACGTTTCTAACTATGTTTATACGTCTTGTAGCAGTAGCGTCTAAAGCTCCTCTAGCGCCTGTAGCGGTGTTTCCTAAACTACCTGAGTTAATGCCTCCACTAAAGGATTTAGTGCCTGTTAAAGACTCTATTT